CATTCATACATAAATTACCAAAATCTTTGGTAGAAATTTTCCCTCTGTATTCCGCTACTTGTTCCATATTATCCACATCAATCACATGGAAAGCTGAAAAGTCTTGTCCATCTCCTCTTGCGACATCAGCGGCTAATACATAATCTTTTGTATAATTTGGTGACTTCCAAACCCAAAGATTACTATCAAAACCTCTTTTTTCCAATGGTTCTTCTATATATGAGGTTTTATACTCCTCTAATATTCTTGGGTCAACAACTCCTTGACCTGAAGTGATGAAGTCACAATCACACTCTTGTGCGGCTTCCGAAGGACCTAAGAGTTTGTCTTGTTCATCTCTCCATTCTTGTTCTCGTTCAGGATGGACAGTCCAATGAAGTCTTATCATGTTCCAATCATTTGAACCTTCCTCTGCTCCAACCCATGTTCTATGAAACCAATTACCTACACCATTAGGTGTGGAGAGTGCGATACATTGTCCACCAGTAGATAGAGTACTTTGTGCAGCAGTCCATATTGTATCAATCTTATCGATGAATGCTGCCTCATCAATTACCAATAAAGATAGTGCCTCTGAACGACCTGCGTCTTCAGTACTTGATATCGCCTTTACTTGTGAACCATTCGAGTATCTAAGTGAGAGTTTGTTGTCCTCAACACACTTTGACCTTACCCAACTCGGTAGGTTAGCATGCATGACTCGTATTTTTGTTACTAAATTTTTTGCAGTATCTTGTTTTGTAGCAATTACCAATATGTTTTTATCTGTTTGAAATGTCATCATCCATAATGCGTAACCTGCGGTCAATGTTGAGATTCCCAACTGACGAGCCTTCAGTATAATATTGTAATTATTTTCTTTAAAATCTTTTAAGGAAGCTTCTTGAAATGGATAGAGTGCAAATGGTACTTTACCTTGTAGTGGATGTTGAATTACAGCATACTTTTTTAGGAAGTATACAGGATCAACAGCACACTTTAGGTATTCTTTTTTAATTACTTCTTTGATTTTTTTATCAGACATTTATCTCAAGACATATATGACACCAGTACTACCGATTGCTACTTTTTTAACTCCAATCGGATAAAGTGTACCTGCCACTAATGCATCAGCATCAATTGTTCCACCTGCTGAACAATGAATGACAACATTAGACTTATTTTCTACAAGAAATGCTCGTCCTTCATTTGAACCACTAAATGCCACAGTTGTACTTGAAGCTACTTTTTGGGCGTGATTATAATCACCGAGATTACCTCTGATTGTTGGAGGTGTTCTATCGACTATTCCCATTTATTTTCTCCTATATATATGTATATAATTATTACTATTTTGAAAACTTACGAAGGAACTTTACTGCATCATCTACATCTTCGTTATCAAATACTTCTACCATCTTATTAATTTCATTTTTGGTTCTTGTAAGTTTTCTTTTAGCGTTTGCTACGACCTTTTTACTAATTCTTTTTCTTGACAACAATTTATCCAAATCTTTTTGTAATTGTTCTTTTTCTTGTTTTTGTTTCTCTATTATTTCTTTTAACTTAACAATTTCATCAGGTTTCTTGTGAAAAAGTGATTTAATCCAATCAATAATCATACTATTATCTCCATCATTTTTTTGTATTTTGTTTTATGTGGTTGGTCGAAGTCACTATCTTTTGGTTCTTCATATTGTGCGTAATCATCTTTATCACGAGTAACCTTTTCTTCTACCTTCACAAGTCTGAAATTGACTACTTTTCTCCCATTTATAGTAGGCATCCCATGTTCATCTTTACTGATTTCCTTTACTTTAATTCTTTTATTTTTGAATTTACCACCTAATATGGTATCTCCAACTTTTACATCTATGGTTATTGCCATTAGTCCTCTCTCCAACTTATCATTAAATTTTGACCATCGAGTTTTTCGGTAACATTATCTTCACGACTTAATTTACCACCTAATCCATTCTCAATAATCTTTTTTAAATCACCGAATGTTAAATCTTTGTCATCAAAAGGATGAGCCATATGTCCATATGCACCACCCTCGTTCAGTAGTTCTCTCACCACCACTTCATCCCACCATTCTTTTGTTAACGGACTATGTTTATCTTTCATATTCATAAATATTAAATCTCTATACTTTCGAGTTCTTCTTGAGTTTCTTGTTCCATCTTATCAAACTCCTGTAAAGCCTCATCTGCCATCTTCTCAATTTGTTCAGTATTTTGACTCCACCTTTCTGTTTCTAATTCGAGCTCTTGTACACCAACTGATTCATGAACTTCAATTGGTTTGGATGCTTCATTACGCCAATCTTGTACACCTTCTTTTTGTTCTTTTATCCAAGCCAGTTTATTATTCAAAACCTTCTGCCTTTCCCAATTTTGAAATGTACCTTTTGCTCTTAGTTTAGATTCAAATTTGACTTGACAATCAAAACAATGGTCATATAATCTGTACATCTTATCATCTAAATGACTTTTCATTGTCTTGCTACAGGCTGGACAGAACCAAGGTGTTCGAGCACCAGCAAGAGCGTCGGAACGACTCAAAGACTTTTCCCTTTCATCTTTGATTTTCTCTTCTCTTTTTTTCTTTTCGTTCAAATCTTCCATTTGAACATAAATCTTTTTCTCTACTTTATCACCACGAGCAACCCTTTTGATATTTTCTATCTGTCTTGCCCGTTCTCGATGATTACTCGATAATATACTATCACTCATAACCTACTCCTAAAATGTCATTAGACCTGTAATTTGGTTTATTGGTGCAAATGCTCCAGTAAATTTGTATGTTTTACCCTTATACTTGAAAACAATTCCTTCACTTGGAACTATAGCATCTAATCCACCAATAGCATTCAATCGGTCTAATTGTATTTTTAATCTATTTAATTTTTTCAAATCTTTCTTACTTCTCACATCTTTGATTGCGGCATCAAGTCTTTTCTTGATACCTTGTACAGCGTTGTCGGGTGATGCTGCCAACCAACCACTTACATTCTTCATTATTTCCGCACCAACATCAAAGAATAGTATTTCAAATGGTTTCATATTATCTTTAACCATTCTAGCATGGTCTTGTTTATCTGTGGTTAATACCCAATCTAAAAACTTTGGTTGTTTTTTAAAATCTTTTCTTATTTGTGGTATCTTATAACTCTTATCAAAGAATGCCCATCTCTTAGTCAAGTTCTTTAATTTTGTGGCTGGAATTGTAAATCCAAATTGTTTTCCTGCGTTAAATATAAATTCTTCCCAATAACTTTGATGATACTTAGCTAATGTGTCGTTATCCTTTAAACCATATTCCTTCTGTAATTTATTCAATCTACCCAAGTATTGTCTTTTCTTTTTACCAAAGTTTTGTGTTTTAGGAACTGTTAAAAAGTTTGGTTTTCCAATATTATATTTTTTCTGTACATTTTGATTGACTTGTTTAATCATACCAGCCAACATTCTAGCACTTCCTTTGACCTCACCAACCACATTTCCATCATCATCGTATTCAAGTGCCCCATGAAATACTATTTCAGCTTTATCATAATCAATGACATTAGCTGACTTGGGCCACATGACTTCAAGATTCATGAATGCCTTACCATTCATAAAAATTTTATTTCTTTGTTTTACACTCAAAGCTTTTATCGCTCTTTGTAAGTCTTCCATGGCAAAAACGAAAGCGTCTGATATATCACCACGACCTTTGAACTTTGATTTCATACCTTTTAAGTCAAGTGCCGTCTCACCTTTGTTTTTTAAATGACCTTTGTTTCGGGCAGCTATTAACTTACCCTCTGATAATAACTCATTATCTTTTTCTGTTGCTAAATTACTTAACTTATCAGAATCAACCACATCGAGTTGGTCAATCTTCCAAGTATCATCTACCTTTACATCTTGTTTAGGTTCCATCATAAATTTTACCAATTCCCAACCGATTGATTGGTTTATTTCTGCCTGTCTTTGTGCGTACTTTGAATATGGTTCATCCACACTTTGCCAGTTCTTACCACCTTGATTGATTGTTTTTCCATAGGTTACTGTTTTGACCATTTGGTCATCTAAACTATCAAATGATAGTCCACCTTGTGGTCTTGAGTCTTGTGCAGAATCACTTAGTACATAATTGACTAATTCCCATCCATGTTGTTCTGCCCATCGTTTTGAAATCCTTTGATAATCATTGAAGTCTTGGAAGAAATCATATAAACCCTCATCTGCCATTGAGGGAATACTATTTCCTACTGCAGAAGTTTCTACTAATATTTGTGCCAAATTGTTTTTTTGTAAAAAATCATCATACATTTCGTATAACTTTCTAAACTTATTGGTCATCATTTGATAAACACCCTTATCGAAATAACCAAAAGCTTGTTTGAATAGTTTTGGTCTTTCTTTATCTTCTATCTTAGGTGAACCCAATAAGTCTCTCATAACAGTTCCACTAACTTCCTTACCACCAACTTTTACAGAAACATGAGGTGCAGTCATGAAGTATCCATGTTCTTCATAACCTTTAAGATTTCTCTTATTTTTCTTATAACTTTGGAAGTATGATGGTGAACCATCTTTCTTTTTACCACCACTCAATCTACCAGCATCCTTCTCTCCAAATATATATATCACGGCAGTGGTCTTAGGGTCATACTTTTTTAGCACTTCTTCGGCCTTCAATGGTGATGTTGCCTGTATAATACGATTCTTAGGAACACCCATCTTTGTCATATGTCTTACTTTTTCTTTGAAATTCATTGGATGTCTTGGTGGTTTTTTTATATTGGATGTGGTGATGTAGGCGTCATCTACCTTTGACTTTAACCATTTATAAGTTTTAAAATGATGTGGGCCAAATGGTTGATATCTACCACCATAAATCCCAACTACCTTTTTGATTTTCGTTGGTGCCTCATTTAAGGATTCTTTCATTATCTTTTGTTTTTCAATCCATTGTTTACCACGATAGTTTTTGACAGGTTTTTTGATAAATTTTCCAATACCTTTTTTAACCAACATATTAAATTTCTTAGTCGCTTGTTTTGGACTCAATGTATCTGAATTATCCACCATCATAAAATTAGCATTACCAAATAATCCTTGAAAGTATATTTTATTCTTCTGTACTTCGTTCCAAGATTGTTCTACGATTTCAGGATTCAGTTTTCTTGGTCTTTCCATGTTTCGTTTTTGAGCCACTGCTAAATCTGTATGAACAAAAACCATGTAACAATCGTACCCTATCTCCTCTAATTCTTTCTTTTGTTCCTTAATCTTATCAAACTTGTGACCAGTACCATCTATAATCATTCCCAATCTACCATTCATATAAAGTTTTTTTCGTGAAGCTGTTAGTTCTTTCGCCCTTGTCCTTAATCCACTATAATCACCATATGTTGGGTCTGTTAGTTGTCTAAATAATTCATCAGGCATATCATCCAAGTCCGTACCAAAACCATACTTATTCAACATCCTTGTCAATTCTTTATCTTGATTTACAAGTTTCAATCCGTAGGCAGATACATTAACCTTCTTT